TTGTTGTTACAGTTGGCGGCAGCATTTATGCAGGCTGCCATCTTGTTTTCAGCTGTTATCATACCAGGACCTTTGAACTTTGGGATCGCGTCCTCCTCCCTAACATACGTGGTCCAGAACCCCTTGACTTTCTTTAAGCGCCTCTTCAAGAAGGCACCCTCGTAGAGGCCTAAACGTTCAGTCGTATGGACCGTTCCGCAGATGTTGTCACAAAATGCATCGTAGAAAGCCGAGCACATCGTCCAAAGAGCCAAAAAATCATCACCCATTTTGACAGCACACATAGTCAATTTGATCTCCACCATCTCAATCTTCTTTCCGAAATCCGGGTGGTCGCGCATTCGGTCACATTTGTCACACGAGCAGTCTTCTCTGCCTAGATGAAGATCATGATTGAAAACATAGAACTTAAACACAACGAGCATGAGCCGGTGTCTGAAAGTGTTACCATGGGCAGTGAGCTTAGTACCTGAGGGCACACCACCCTCCTTGTAATACATGGCCCCATCCGTTATAGAAAAATGCGGCATGTGGTAGTTGGCAAAAAAATTTGCCGCCACAGCGCCAGCCTCTGAAAGACTGCCAAGCACACTAATCATATACAAGATGTAGGCCAGAGAGGTGGCTGGTTTTTGGGTGGCCTCAAAAGCCACCATGTCGCTCTCATGTAATCCTCGCTTCTCTGCCTCCTTCTCCGCCGCATCCAAATCGTCGCCAAGAGGCCTGGTCAACTGCCGAAACAATCGCATCCCATAACCCCCATTGGTGGGCACACCAATCGCAGATCCTCCTTCGAGCTGGTTAGAGGCTCTGATGGCGGATCCAGTAATGGCCTCGGCTGCCAAAGCGTTGTCAGCCGGGTCAACCTGGATAGTTCTAACCTTTTTCCTTCTTCTCTTGTCCGGATCATCTTTGTTCTTAAACTTCTTAATAACTTCAAGCTTCTCTGCTGACTTATAAGGGGATGTTTTTGCCAGTCCAGTTTGAGCCTGAATCGCGACAATTCCCGCGGCCTCAATTGCACAAGTCAATTTCTTTAGAGGTGCCGCGGAAAAATTGCCGGTCGACGTGCTCTCAACTTTTAACATCGCCAGACTGATAGGGTCGAACGATGAGACGTGAAACTCACAGCCATCTATAGGGGCTTCGTGAATCCACGAATCAAGGATCATATCACAAATGTCATCGTCGTCAAGGTAGCATGGTTT